CCACCGACGCAGCTGCGGTAGTAGACATCACCGTTCACGGGCAGCAGCGTCTCGATGTAGCCGCCGTCTCGATCAGTGCGGCTGATTACTTCCGTGCCGAACATACAGCTCACACCTGGCCGCATAACGGCCGCCGCTTCTCTTTGATTCTGGCAACTCCAATCCGCACCGCTGGCGCTGCATCTCCCAATGCTGGCAATCCCAGCACATGATCGGATCATTAGTTGGCCGCAGTTTGGTTCGTGCTGCCTGATAGATGTGCTGCGCCTTGAGCAGCGCCGCCTGCAGTTGTACGGTGCCGGTATCCATCTCCAGCTGATGCTCTGGCTTAGGACCGAGCACCACGCGAGCGCGCCAAGTGCGATCAGCGCGACTGCACAGCAGCAATAATCGGCCGCCGTGCAGGCTGATCATTCCAGTTCACCTGCTGCTGGTTGGTGGTAAATCCGCTCTAACAGCATGGAAGCTGGCTCAGTGACATACGCCGCAACTGGATCAGTGGCATCAGATGCCACAAAAATGCAGGGGTAGCCATAGGGCTTTACCACTACCAACCCGGTGTTGCGGCTTTGCGTGAGAATCCGCAACGCAATGCGTTCGACGAAGCTGAGGCCAGGTAAACGCTGCGTCATGCCTCCAGTTTGGCAATCAGACGGTCGATATACCACCGGCATTTGCGGGCATCCTCCAAGGCATGACCTTTGCACCAGATCCGCAGCAGATACTTCAGCGCCTGACCTTGCAGGTAAGCAGGCACCATATAGGGCGCATCACTGACAGCAGCCTCGATCACATCGATAGCTTCGACTGGGCCGCGGCGGTAGTGGGGTGGGTTGATTGGATCGGGCATTAAGTCACCATTCGCGTTTGATAGTTCGGATCCGATTCATCAAGATGGCATTCAGGACCAAAGCCAGTGGCTAGCAGTTCTTGTGAAAGGTTGGCTTCACTCCCTTGAACAAGGGACGAGCTTGTTAAAGGCTCCGTTGCATTTGGCTGCTGCTCAAAGCTGTTCAGCCATTCGCGGAAGCGATCGCCGGTGGGTGTCTTAGCTGGCCATGCCACGAACTTCAGCAGCTGCTTCCGTTCGCGGAATGCCATGCTCACGTTCGGCTTCCACGCGATGAATAGCGCGCCATTCCACCGATCCCACTGACGCACGACCAGCAGACCGGGCGCCGTGAACGTCTCGGCCTTCATCGCCACTTATCTCCAAGCAACTGCTGGCGGCACACCTCAATGGCCTGCTGCGCTTGCTTCTGCGTCATCACCGATTCAGTGGCATCCATGGCGCGAACCACCTTGGCCAGCAGTTCGGGGTAGTCCGTATCGCGGAAGTTGGCGGCCAGATCAAAGGCAAACTCTTCCCACAATCCGGTCACAGTGCCACAGGTGCGGCCACTGCGCTGGTAGAGCGCCTCCATCATGTCGGCGCGTTGTTGGTCCAATCTTGTCGATTCGTTCATGTTTCTAATAGGTGGCGGATGTGGTCAAGTTCGGCGCAGATTTGAGTGGTGCCCAATACGGTGCGCAGTTCACTGACCCTGATGTCGATCAAATGCTGCAGCCGTTCGCGTTCGTCCTGCCGCCCCTGTTGGTATGCGCCGGAGTCGGTGATCAGCTGATTGATGCGGTCGCGGATACTGCTCACGCTGCCACTTCCACAGCAGAAGCATCAGGCCAGCGGTTGCGGGCATAGGTTTCAGCGGCACGCTTCGATTCAGCTCGCGTGTACCAAATCATGGGGCGGGCACCTTTTAGCGTGATCATGACCTTGTAATCACGCACGCGGGCATTGTGGCGCGGACGGCTGACACCTTCGCCATAGTTGCCGATGGTCTCAACATCAGTGCGCCATTGAAATGCAGCAACTTCAGCCATGGCAGTTCGGGTCGGTGACGGTTTCAGGGTTTAGCCATTCCAGCTCTGACCACCACGGCAGCCAGTTTTGAGCAGCGATGGCCTTGGCTTCGGTCAGGCTATGAGCTGAGATGCACTCGACCACGTTGGCGGTGCGAATCTGGAAGTAGAAGCGGCGTTCAGTCATGGGTCATACTATTTGGTCGGGTCTATAACGTGCGATGCGCTCGCGCAGTTGAAAGAATCCATCCAACTCTGGCTCGTCTTGCATCAGTTTACGTGCGTATAAAGCTGTATAGTTGCTGTTGAGCTTCAGGCCGTCATCAGATGTAGTGATCAAGGCTTGTTCATAGCGCAAAACCTCAAACAAGGCTTTAATGCCGTAATGATCGCGCCCAGCGCGCCTAAGCCGCAAGGCAAGATGCCTGAGCCCTTGATAGACGTGCGGGTTTTCGTGGTGAAACTGTGCGAAGTTTCTGGCGATACGGTCGTTATCCATGAACACAGAAAGCTGATTAAACGCCAGTTCAGTCATGGCGCACCACCTGCTGCGTGCCGGAGTGGGTCATGCCGGGTTGGGTGCCGGACTCGATGCCGATCATGGCGAACACGGCCGCGACGATCAGCAGGCAAATGGCGTTGTTGATGCGGTTGATCATGGCAGTTTCTGATTAGCCCAGCGAATCAGTTGATCGCGGGTGAACGGTCCAATGGGTTCCTGCTCAGGCAGGTAGACGGTGTAGAAGAAATCTTGAGTGCTCACTGTGCCGCCCAGTTTGCGGACGGCATAGGTGATCAACTTGATGGTGCGGAATCTGACCGGCATCAATATTTGCCGGCGATGCAGTCACGCACCTGCTTAGCGGTGGCGTAGTGGAACACGGCTTGATCGGCGGCGCGCTTGAGGATGTAGCGGGGGTTGCCAATCTTGCTAGCAGTGGTGCCGCAATCAACCATGAAGTAGCCGGCTTCAAGTGCTTGGAGTTGGAGAGTCATGATCTGAAAAGCGGTGCCCCTTCGGGCGTGCACTAAGTATGCCCCGTAGACGGGTCACCCTGCCATCTGCTGTGACAGTTCTTCACACGGCTTGGCTGCCAACCGCCAACTCCACGGGCACACGCAGCACCGGCACGCTTTTATGCGTGTCGGGCGTCCGGCCCCAGCCCACAACGGCCACGCTCACAGGCAACTCGACCGTGTACCAAACATGGCGGCAGCTGACACAGCGCCGCTGGCGGGTCACCCTGTCTGTCTCTTTGCCGTTCGTAGCAATCGCCCTAATCTCACCGCAACCGCAGCGCGGGCAGTCCATAGGTAAGCTTCATATGTACCCCGTCACTATGGCACATGAACTTCGGGGAATGGATGGCCGTCCAGCTGACGCCAGAGCAGCAGTTTGAAATCGAAAAACAAGCCCGCACCCTGATCGCAAGCCCGGATGCGGGCGTCATGGCGGCGGCACTCTTGAAACAAGCCTGCTACCAGCAACAGCTATTGCAGCAGGCCGTTAATGAGATCGCCTGCCTTGAGTGCGAGCTGATGGGGCAGCCTTAGAACAGATCGGCCTCGATCACAACGCCATCGGTGGCATTGGCCAGGCTTTGCGCTGCAGCCTGCACAGGTGGCACCCAGTCGCGCGGCGGCTGCGCCACAGCACTCACATAAGCCAGCCCCTTGCTGCTGGTCTTCTTCCAGCCGCTGATGGGCACCTGCACCGAACCATATTGGTCAGGCGTCTCGCTCATCACGAATGCGCAAAACGCATCGAGATCCTCGACCTTCACGTTCAGCATCCCGCTGAAATCGATCTTGCTATCGGGCTTGGTGGACTTGAACAGGCTGAGGTTGAATTTGAAGCTCATGATTGTCCAGGGGTGATGGTGTTGGCCTTTTCGTATTGCTCCACCTCGGCCAGGGGATAGAGCACGAAGCCGGGAGTACGGAAATACGGCGGACCCTTGCCCGCATCTCGCCAGCGTTTCAGCGTGTCAGGGTGCAATCCCCATCGCTGCGCCAGCTGCGTTGAGGTGAGATAATCAGAAGAGTTCATCCTGATCGGCCTCCACTGGTGCTGGCGGTGCAATGGCAGCGTTCAGATCCGCGATGCTGGCCGCTGGCGCTGCCGTCACCGTGACCGGCTCGACATCAACCACTTCTTCCTGGCTCTGCATCCCCAGCAGCATGTCACTGGCATATAGGCGGCCCCAGAACGCAGCAGCTCTGTAACGGATCATCAGCTCCGGCATGGTCAGCCACTTTGATCCCTGTTTCGTGGCCCATCCTTCTTTCTTGGCCATAGCCATCGTGATGGTCGGGCCCTTTAATTCCTGGCCGCTGGCAAGATCCTTGGCCGTGGCATAACAGGCCAGCGAGTCACCGCTGCCGCTCAGCTCAAACCGCAACGGACTGAACCGGCCGCAGCCGTTGACCATCGCAATGATGAAGCTGCTGCTCCAGCTGGGGCGGCCGTGGATCACATGCAGGTGCTGCATCGCCAGAAACGGGCTGATGCCCATCCGCCCCGCGATCTCAAGCGCCACCAAACAGTTGGCGAAACCCTGCTGCCCTTGGAACTGCGGCGGGATCAGCGTGCTGCTGGCCAGTGCCTTGGCGATCCGTTGCGCATCCTCGAATGCCTGGATGCCGGAGAAAACCGAGCCGGTGGGCTGGATAGTGGTGAGTGCTGTGTTCTGATCCATCAGTACATCTCGATTTCAGTGTGTGCCTGCTGCTGGCTTGTGGCGCCCGTCATCCAACCGGGCAGTCTGAGCGTTTCGATCTGTTCGCTGTAGCTCGGCCAGTGATCAGCGGCCTTGCATTCAGCCAGCCTGGCCAGATCGCGCATCGCCTGATCGTGACCGCGCTCGATCATCTCCGTATCGGCGGCGTAAACCGCCACCGCATACGGCGCAGTCGTCTCGACGCAGATGAAGATGAACTGATCGGGGCGCTTGCCGGTGGCCTGCTCAAGCCCGTGCAGATACCAAGCCGCCTGCTTGTGGTAGGCAAAATTGGCCACGCTTTGCTTGAAACCACGCGGGCTGGCGTCCTTGGTGGTCTTGAGATCCGCCACGATGCTGCCATCGGCGGTCAGCCAATCCGGCCGGCATTTGCACTGCAGCCCGGTTGCGGCATCCGTCCACATGTGCGTGGTCTCAGCTTTGCCCGGCAGCCCCAGCAACATCGCGGCAGCAGGGTGACGCAGCACAGCACGGCCCATCGCCATCACCTGCTCGGCATCGTCGGCGGTGATCACCGTCTTGCCGGCGGCATCGGCCTCGAATGCTGCCCATGATTCCTTGCCTGCTTTGGTGCGGCGATCCATGGGAGGCGCCACAGCAATCTCGTCATCCCATCGGCTCAGTTCCAGCACATGCGTGTGCAGTGCAGTACCGAGCCGCATCTGTGGCGTGGGCTCCGGTGCGATGCGATTCGGGTCGAGATACCGCGCCCAATAGTGCAGCGGTGATCTAGCAATGAGATCTAAGTGAGACTTTGAAACTGCAGGATGCGCGTGATACGCGGTGTTGTCCATGAGTTGTGGCAACTTGCGGCACCCTATAGGCTATTGCCATCAGATGCAACCCCATGCAGCTTCGGCGCTATCAGGAGCAGGCAATCAGCGATCTGCGCACCGCTATGCAGCAGGGCGCCAAGGCTCCTCTTCTATGCCTGGCCACTGGTGGGGGCAAAACTTGTATCCTCGCCACCATCGCCGCACAAGCTGCCGCCAAGGGGCGCCATGTGCTGGTCTTGGTGCATCGCCGTGAGCTGATCCACCAGACCGCCAGCAAACTCGCATGGGCCGGCCTACAGCACGGCATCATCGCCGCTGGTCATCCCGCATCCGATCACGCGGTGCAGGTGGCATCCGTGCAAACGCTCGTGCGCAGGTTGCCATCCATGAACTGGCAGCCATCGCTTGTGATCATTGATGAAGCACACCACGCAGCAGCAGGCTCGTGGCGACGCATCCTCGATCACTGGCCAGATGCCTACCGCCTAGGCGTCACAGCCACACCATGCCGCCTTGATGGCCGCGGCCTTAGCGAAGCATTCGATCAGCTGGTGCTCGGCCCCAGTGTTGCCGATCTGGTGTTTTGGGGCTTCCTATCGCCCGCACGGATCTATGCGCCGCCGGTGGTAGCTGATCTATCCGGCATCCGCCGCCGTGCTGGTGACTACGCCAATGATCAGGCCGCAGCTGCCATGGATCGGCCAACGGTCACCGGTGACGCCATCGCCCACTATCAACGCTTGGCCGCAGGGCAACAGGCCATCGCTTTCTGCTGCAACGTCGCCCATGCCGTCTCAGTTTGCGACGCATTTAAGACGGCTGGGATCAACGCAGCCCTGCTGCTGGGCAACACCACCGACCGCGATCAGGTGGTGGCGCAATATGCCGCTGGTGTTGTGCGTGTGCTTGTCACTGTCGATGTGGTGAGCGAAGGCTTTGATGTGCCAGCTGCCAGCTGCGCCATTTTGCTCAGGCCAACCCAATCGCTCGGCCTCTACCTACAGCAGGTGGGCCGCGTGTTGCGCCCTGCCCCCGGCAAACCCCACGCGCTGATCCTCGATCACGTTGGCAATGTCACCCGCCACGGCTTCCCCGATGAAACGCGCGAGTGGAACCTGGCCGAAGGCATCGTGCGCGGCAAGTCCGGCACTGCCGCGCCATCGGTGCGGACATGCCCGGAATGTTTTGCTGCGTTTAAGCCGCAACCGCAGTGCCCGGTGTGTGGGGCTCAGTGCGCCCCCATCCGCAGCACGAAGATCCGACAGCTCATGGGCGAACTGAAAGAGTTGCGCCGCGAGGAAGTCCAGCAGCGCATCGCAGACCGCGAACGCGCCAAACGTCAGCGCCAATCGGCCCGCACCCTCCCCCAACTGCTCGCCTTGGCCAAAGAACGCGGTTACGCTCCTGGCTGGGCGTATCGAATCCATCAGGTGCGTGGCCAACGCTGAGACCACCCTCCAGCAGCAGATCCGCCTCGCACTCGGCACCCGATCCGATCTTCGCCTCTTTCGTAATCAAGTCGGCCAGCTTCCCGATCCACGCACCGGCCGGCCTGTTCAGTTCGGCCTCGCACGCGGTTCCGCAGACCTGATCGGCTGGCGCACCATCGTGGTGACCCCCGAGATGGTTGGCCAGCGCATCGCCGTGTTTACCAGCATCGAGGTGAAGACTTCCACAGGCCGGCTTGCACCGGCGCAGCGCGCATGGCTTGCAGCCGTCCACGGTGCAGGTGGCATCGCAGGGGTGGCCAGATCCGTTACAGATGCCCTCGCCATCCTGAAGGACACCCCATAATGCCCATGCCTGAAAAGGATGGCCGGCGGTGCTCAGAACACCCCGGCCGCGGTCCACAGCCCTTACCTGCAGACATGACAACACTACAGAAGTCGCCTGATTTCAGCGCGATCCGCACCTTCCTGCGCGTGATCGGCAAGCCAACAGGAACAGCACGCCTGCGTGGCTTCTTCCCCAACGGTCACCCCGCCAAAGGCGACGATCGAGGCCGCAAGGCGCCACCATCCCGCAATGTCGTCGAGGAGTGGCAGGCCGAAGGACGCGGCGTCTATGTCGTCATCAATGACGGCGGCGATACCGACGCCGAGATCACAGGCTGCCGCGCCTTCTTCTGTGAATGGGACGATCGCCCAAAGGATTGGCAGCTCAACGCATGGCAGGAGCTGGGCCTGCCCGAACCGACCATCCAGGTGGATACGGGCGGCAAGTCCATCCACTGTTACTGGGTGCTCACGGACCCGATCAGCCCGCAGCATTGGCGCATCCTTCAGAAGCGCCTGCTCGATCATGCAGATGCCGATCGAGCCCTAAAGAATCCCTCGCGCGTTATGCGCCTGCCCGGCACCTATCACGTCCGGGCGGACGGCAGCCTTGGTGAGCTTGCATCAATCGTTAGCTGCTCAGAGCAGACCTACAACGTCGAGCAGATCGAGGCGTGCCTCCCCGAGCCCGAACCGCAGCAGCCGGCGCCAATACCAACAACGGCTCTACTGCCCGATGCCATCACACTTGAGGATCTGCTGCCAAAGGAGCTGCAGCAGCTGGCCAATCAAGGCGCACCCGAAGCCGGTGGCCCTGATGGCGGCCGCAGCAACAGCGCGTTCAAGCTCGCCGCTGTCTCCCTAGCCATTGCTGATGCAGCTCAAGCGGCTGGCTTGTCCATCAACGGCACACCTGAGCAGGTGGTGCTTGCCTTTGCCGCTCGCTGCTCACCGCCTCTAGATCAACGCGAGGCGCTCACCTGTTACCGCAGCGCATCAGAGCAGCCGCGCGTGGCAGATAAAGGCTGGCCCGATCGCCTGCGCTATCACCTCAACCGCCAAGCACGTCAGCAGCGCAGACAACAGCTGCCGCAACCCGTGCAGCCTGCTCCTGCCCCGCAGCCAGCTGTCGCTGAAGTAACGCAGGCCCTTCAGCTCTTCCTAGAGACCAAGAACGCTGACTACCTGCCATTGGTTGAACAGGGCGTCTTCGGCCTTCCTGAAACGCGCTGGATCTGCCACGACAACATCCTTCACAAGTGGAACGGCACCCACTACGAGCCGGTGCCTGATGAGCGGCTTAGCCCGCTGCTGGCGCATTTCCTGCAGCAGCTCCACACGCTTGAACGCAAGGAAGGCGAGCACATCCATCCATGGGGCAGGCCCCGCTATGTCGCGGAGTCCCTCGCATGGGTGCGCGCCAAGCTCGGCACCACAGAAGTCAACCCAAGCAATGCCATCAACTGCCGCAATGGTGTCGTCAGCTGGTCATGGCAAGACGGCCAGTTTCACCAAGAGTTCAGCCCGCACGACCCTGATGTCCCTTTCACCTATGTGACCGGCTACGACTACGACCCCGATGCTGATCCGCAGCACATGCTGCGCCTCTTAGAGGCCGTCGAGGCATCCGATCAGGACACACTCCAGCGCATCCTTGGCTCATCGCTAGACCTCGCCAAATACCGCGCAACACGCGGCCGCCCCAGAGCCATGCTCATGATCGGCTCAGGTTCCAACGGCAAGGACACCATCCGCACTGCCCTGCGCGACACGCTCGGCGCTCGTAATTTCAGCTCCTGCACCCTTGCCGATTTCCGCCAGTACGACCAAGGCCGGAAGTTCCCCATCGCGCCCCTGCGTGATGCCTCAATCAACTGGTCATCTGAGAACAGCCAGTTCGTTCACATCGACAGCCTGCAGGCCCTCAAAAGCGCAATCTCAGGCGAGGAGCTGGCATGGGAGGTGAAGGGCATCCAAGAGGCCAACTTTGTTCCCAACTGCCTGTTCGTTTTCAACCTCAACAAGGAGCCATCACTCACCGGCGAGCAGGCCGCGATCGAGACCCGCTTTCACGTCTTCCAGTTCAACCGCACCTACATGTCGGTGCCGACCAGGCCCGAGCACCTAAAGGCTGACCCACGCCTCAAGGATGATCCTGAGTTCATCCATCGCCACATCTGCCCTGCCTTTTTGAACTGGCTGCTCGAAGGGCTCCAGCTGTCGGTGGAGCACGGCATCGACTACGAGACCGGGCGCGCTGCCATGCGCGCAGTTCGTCGCAAGGGCAGTCACCTATGGGACTTCTGCGATGAGGTTGGCCTGCAATGGGAGGACGGAGCCAAGACACCGCTCCTCCACGTTTGGCTGCATCTGTGCGACTGGTACGCGGCAGAGGGCTTCAAGGACAGCAATGGCCGCTGGGTGATCGACCCACCGAACGATCCGCCTGTGAAGGCGTCGAGGCTGCTGGTGCCGCGCCTGATGGCCGTGTTCCCCGAGCTGAAGGTCGAGAAGGATCCGAAGACAAGAGCCGCCACGGTGATTGGTGTGCGTTTGCCTCCGACGATCGGCTGAGCTGATGCGAAGCCAACTTGCCTTCTGGCGCGCGGAAACCCGTAGCCAAATCGAAGGCCAAACCCCTTGCAATCATTACCCGAAGCCTAATCCCCCTACACATCACACATACATGGGGTAAGGGAGGATCTATACATGTGTGTAAAAGAGAGTGCCTTTTTGCCTCTTTTGCCTTCACCCCCGCAAACACTGGGCTCTTGCCTCCGACTTGGCTTCAGCCCTGCTAGCTTGATCTCGTCCAGCCCTTACCCGGACACCTGACATGAACCTCGCCAACTACATGGAGCCCAGCGACCTCGCTTGGGCTGCACGCGCTGTTTCTGACGCCAAGCAGCGCTTCCCCTTCATTTGCCCTAATGGCCGCAACTGGTACTCGCCAGATCGCCCCGAGGACTGGCGTGACGAAGACTTGGCAATGGTCTGCCTTTGTCGCGTCTACTTCCTGCAGGCCAAGGTCACCAAGCTTCCCCGTGTTGGCTCCTATGGCCTCAAGCACTGCATTGAGCGGCACTTTAAGGTCGATGGTCATCGGAGCTATGTCCACAACGGCTCCTGCATCGTTGCCGCAATGGCACTCGGCTTCCCCGTTCACGCTGTCCGATGGAACGACTTGAACTGCCGCATCGGCATCAGCATCCGCAGCATCAGCCATCTCGGCAGCTTCACTGAGGAGGTGGTTGAGCTGACCGCCGCCTCCCGCTAACTCACGCATCTGGGATGGCGCTCCACCCGGCGCCGTCCCTACCCTTGGCTCATGGCGACCATCTCCCTCGACATCAAGTCAGAGCTGCCCAAGGCCATTCGGTGGACCGACACCATGACCAAGCAGCTCCCCTTCGCCATCAGCCAGGCGCTCAACAAGACCGCCTTCGACATGCGGCAGGCGATGAACGGGGCAACGCGCCAATACTTCAAGGACCCCGTGCCTTTCACCCAGCGCGCGTTCCTCGTCAACAGATCCAGCAAGCGCGACCTCACCGCCGAGGTGTACGCCGAGCGTCGCCGTGCCCGCTACCTGCGCACACTGATCAGCGGCGGTGACCGCGGACAGAAGCCAGTGGAACTGCGCTACCTGGCCAAGGCCGAAGCATCCATGCCAAAGGGTTCGGTGCTCGTGCCCGCAGCGATCAAGCTCACGGCCGCTGGAAACGTCTCCTTGGCCGCTCTGAAGCGCATTGAGACCCAGATAGCCACAAAGGGGCGCAACAGCGTCTTCCTGGGCCGTCCAGAGGGCGCTGGCAGACCTCCTGGTGTCTATCAGCGTGCGGCACGCGGAAAACTCAAGCCGTTGTTCATCGCAGTGCCCCGCGCCCGCTACAGCAAGATGTTCCCCATGGAGCAGATCGGGCAAACCGTCATCGACCGACGCTTCGGTGACTACCTCCGCAGCAGCCTTGAGCGGGCGGTCTCCACGGCCAAGTAAAGGGAGGGGGGGTGGCCTTGCGCGGGTCCTTCCGGGGTAAAACGTCGCGGGTCGTCCAATCG